AATAACCTAATATTACTGTCTGTCTGTTCTTCGCCTTGTCCTGTAACATCCCCTGTACGTTTAAAAATCGTGCTAACAACTTTATCTTCGCCTGCATAACCTAATAATGGAGTGCCACTAAATATTAATTCAACTGTGCTAGTTTCGTTTGCGAACTCATATTGAGAATCATATTTGTAAGTTCCGTACTCTTCATTATATCTTTTACTGTATAAATCGTTATAATAATCAGAGTCTTTTTTGAATTTGAAGTCATAATATCTTGAGTTTAATTCGCTCATAGGTCTTATGCTTATAGGTTGCGACCTATCTATTTTCAAACTCCAATCCTCACTTTCAGCGTCTGCGTAAAAGTCTATAAAAGGTTCTATCTTTAAAACCTTATCTAAGCTATTGGGGTCTTCAAATATGTATAGGTTGAATAATTTTACTATGCTACTTACAAAATCTTTTTGTAAAATATTTTGAGGTATAATGTCGTTTATTACTACTGGTTCACCAATAGCAATGGGTACAAATTGTTGACCTGTATTCCCGAACGTTATTCTAGTACTATTTACTGTTGCTGAAAATAACCCAACAACCATAGGGTTTACCACAGCATTTAATGTCAACACATCTCCATTGTTTATAGTCACATTATCAAAATACAATGTGTTTTCATAAGTATCACTATCCCCTGAGAATATATCGAAGTAAGAAAACGTGCTTATCAATGTGCCGTTTTTTAACAACTGTATTCTAACATTTTCATTTGAGGCATTAACCCACGTGAAATTGTGGTACCAAACAACTTGACCTGTAACTGTTGCTCCTGTATAAGTAAATGTTTGATTAGTTCCATTGGGCGTAAAATTGCCTATAACAGTTTGAATAGGCAAAGGGATGTTAAAATTTGTTATATAAGCTGCGTATAATTCAAAATCATAATCTTCTGCACTAATATCCAATTGCAAAGCACTCTTTCTTGTTAGTTCTTTTTTATTGTTAGGGATAATTAAACTTTCAAATCTTGTTGTGCCGAACAAATCACAATCATAAGTATATCCTGTGGCTGCAAATATTTTGTCTATGTACTCCTTTGCAAATAAAGCTGGTCGAAATGTGCCAACCTTATAATCTTTTTTCGCTGTTGAGTAGTTGCCATAGTCAATTAGTGGATAATAGTAACCACTACCACCTGCTGCATTAGTCCAACTACCTGTAATATTAGCAATACTATACGTATGGTCATAAGTGCTAAAGTCTAAGTCTTCAAGTTTCTTGTTGCCCAACTTAGCTAAAAAACCTCCTAACTCACCAAACACTACAGCTTCATATTCGATTGTGCCGTTATCAATTATAACCTCTAATATTCTAAAAGTTCCTTTAAATACTTGTATATTATTTGCGAATATGTAAGCCTGAGCCGAAATAGCTGCATTGAAATTAACGCCTGTATTGCTTTGGCTTGGGTCGTAGTTATTGCCTGCCGAAACTTCAAAGATGTTGCCAAATAATTTATTGTTACGTAAAGTGCCTGGCAATATTATTGTTTTAGAGAAAGTAGTATTCTTTGCTCCAAAATCTTTAATATCGTCAATAGCCATAGTTAGCAATGTGGCAAAACCTACATTAACATCTACAACATTCTTTTCTACAAATAACTCTATCATCTAAATTGCGTTTTATACGTTGTATTAAATTCTAAATCAACTGCCAAATTTGTTAAGCTATCTACTAAATGCTGTTTAAATTCGTAGTTATTATTTGTTATTTGAACTGGATAAAAAGTGCCATCCGTATCTTCTAAATAAACCATAGGCGACAAAATCAATTCTCCTAAAAATTGGTAGTCTGCATCCATTAAGTAATCAGTTTGCACTCTCAATTTTTCTTTGAACTTAGAAGCGAAAGTTGTTTTTTGTTCGTGCATAAAAACGCCGTCAATTACACTAACTACACCACTGCTACTAACTCGATAAGGTAGTTGTTGATAGGTTTTCTTTTCAACCTCAAAACTTCGCTTCGATACTTTATTAAACAATTGACTTTCAAAACCACCAAATTTGTTTAAGAAATGCAAATAATAGTTAGTGTATAACCCTGCACATAATACTTTCACATTATAAGTGTAGCCATTAATTACTACTGTATAATCGCTTGTTAAGTTGTTGGCAATGTTTATGTTAATTAAACTATTAGCTGCCACTGGTGTTACCGCTGTTGTTGTGCCGTTAATAGTTACATTGAAACTACTTGCACTTGCTGCGAAATATGGCAGATAGTATTTAGCCGAACCAGTTTTCATATATATAGTCGTAGGTCGGTTACTCAATACTTTATTAGTATAGTCATCTAGTTTTGTAAACTCATTTATCCGACCATTGTAATGATTAAAGAATATTCTCTCATCGCTAGTTGCAACCACGCTGCCTACTGTGCCATTATATTCTTCTTTTATTTTTACAACAACATTAACCCACCATTCGCCGAAACCTAAATCAGTTACCAAAGTTGGAGCGATATATTCACGAATAATATTAGCAAAATCAAATACACCCCTATTATTATCTGGTTTTGGATAAGTACGTGTTGTAAATACCAAAACATTATTTATGTACAATTCCCCAACATACTTATAATCAGTTTTTGCTGGGTCAATTGCATTAGTATCATAACACACATAAACAAGTGGACTATTTACACTTTGATAGTGGCTTGGTGTTGTTTCAAATGTCATTTTACTATATTATTTATTATATCAACTTTAACTGCTTCACCTAATTCTTTTTCCAAATATGCTTTAAATTTAATCGTTGCATCTCTCCAAAAATGTGTTGCTGCTATCCCTTGTCTTTTTATCATATAAGCCATAGAAGTTGCTGCTTTCGTTCCTGCATCTTGTAACTTTCTACCTTTAATTTCACGTTGTGCAATAGCTGGTTTCGCATTGCGTGAACTCAAACCCTCTCTTATGATATAGTCTTTTAATGACTTAACCATTGCCCCTTGGGGATTAACGCCTTTTGTTTTGAATTTAAACCTTGACCCTCTACTATTTGCCCAACCATCAACGCCCTCATCTATATACGAAGCATAAGCCAACGTTTGAATTTGTACACTAAACACTTTGCCATTAACTTCAACTGCCAATGGTTGTATGCTATCGCCTAAATCACCACTTGATGCAATATTTTTCTGCTGCAATTGTTGTGCTAACATTAATGAATATTCGATTGCAAGATTGTTCAATTGACTACCAACATTACTTAGTGTCGCAGGTTCATAGTTCGCCCTGCTATCAACATTCAAATCAATAACACTGCCATTAATTGCTTCAAGCTGTGCCTTAGCTATACTCATATTTTATTTTGTTTAGCTTCATAATCTTGTTTTCTTTTCAAATATGCTAAATTGTTTAGAGCTTCAATTACTGGCAATTTATAAGCATCGTTTAAAGTAATCCTATTATGTTCTGCGACTTGTGTTGCGGAAAATTCCCACCCATCAAACTCGATAAATGGGTGTTTTTTTAATTTCCCTTTTTTCTTTAACGTTTCAAGGTCTTCATCTTCTTCTATCTCATCACTGCCAAATAAAACCTTGTACCCATCTACTAATTTTCTAAGGCTTTCAATAAAAAGTAAACAGTCATTTAGCACATAGCTAATGTTTGTTTTCAAAATCCTTTCTGCAGCTTTCTTATGATTCTTTCGATTGCCTTTGTAAATCGAAGCTGCTACTAAATGCAACACTTCTATTGCATCACTCTTTAACCATTCTTGGCATTCAATAAATTGCCCAAATGTTATTGCCTCAGCGTTTGTTTCAAACTTCTTTCTGCAATAGAAAGGCTTTTGAAACCCTTTTGCAAATAGCTTTTCAATTTTATTGGTGTACTTCATAAATTGCCTTGAAGTCATTGCATCAACTTCATCAACACTTTTGCCGTAAAGTTCACAAATAATCAATGCAAGTTTATCAACTTCATCAAATAATGAGTTGTTAATTTTGTTACACTCTTGAAATTGCGAAACTGTCATATATATAAAGATTGAAAAAACAAAAAAATATTATGCAATCGTTGCCACAACTTAACCAAAAACAAATCTTGCATTGCCTTTTGCTAATTTGTTTAAAGCAATATATCTCATTGCATCGATTAGGTGGTTTTGACTATCAATAGGAATTTTAGTTGCGTTGCCATCACTGTTAGTAGCCCACCTATACGCCCTCAATTCTCTAATCAAATTTAGGCTGCAACTTGTAACATTTATTTTAAAAGATTGCAGTAAATCTATTGAAGAACGAATACTATCAGCACCTTTCTTTGCTGCAAATGTATTAGGAAACCCACCTATTCTAATTTCTTTTATTGATTTGGGCTCGGCACAATCGGCAACAATTTCTTCCCATTCTTTCACGCCCAACTCTTTCATTCGTTGGCAAATGAGTTGGTTAGTTAGTTGTGTTTGGTAGATAAGTTCTTTAAAATATAACTCGCCATTATAACGATATGCAGCGACTAAAGTTGTTGGGTCATTCGTAAACCCAAAGTCCATACCATACGAGATAAACTCGGCATCTTTAGGCACTTCATCTACTATTGACCAATCGTTAAAAATAGTTCCTTGCAAACTGCCTATTTGCCCTAAACCATACACCTTATACCAGTTATCCCAATATGGTGAAGTTTCTGCTTTGGCTTTGGCATTTAAAATAAAATCTATTGCACTTTGTGGGCAAGCCTCATTATCGAGGTAAGTTGTAATGATAAAATCAACATTTTCATCTTGTTGTAATTCAGTGTGAAACCAAAACTCATTTATGGGATTCCAATCAAGGTAAACACCTTTTTTCGTTCTCATTGCTAACTCATTATATGAGTTGAATGTTACGTTATTGCACTCATTAATGTATAGATAATCACGCCTTGCCCCTCTTAACTTAGCATCGGCATCGGCACTAAAAAACTCTATTGTAGAGCCATTCCCAAAGGTATATTTAAAATCAGTTCCATTAAAACGCTGGTCGAACCAACGCCCTGTATCTTGCATTATTTTTTTGAAGTCTTTAATGCAACCACGTTTGAGATGCGGTATGCTTTCAGCTACTACTGAAATATCTGTGTTTGGTGTCTTTGCAGCAATATCAATAAGGATAGGTAAAATTGCAAATGTTTTGCCACTGCTAGTACCACCTTGTATTCCTTTGACAAATCGCTTTAATTCGAGGATTTTATTTATAGTGGTGGTGCGAACAAACATAGGCTTATAGCTTAGTTGATATTGGTTCTTGCGTTAGTGTAGTGCCGTCTTTATATTCCCATTTGAAAACATAAAATACCTCTTCATACCCTGCGTTGTGGTCAATTATTTTATTTATAACATATAAGTCTTTAGCAGTCCACCAATCATATAAATAAAATGTTTGTTTGTAAATCTTAACACATTGAATGTTAGATGTATCTGAATTTATTGTAAATTTTAAATTTAACTTTCTACCTACATCCCCATTAGGTTCGTACACTTTTGAAACGCTGGTTATTTCTACAAAGTCTGTGGGGTTTACTTTTGTGTTAATTGTTGTTTTGGTGCAGCTAACTAAAACAGTTACAACAATTGCTATTAATACTTTTTTCATAATTTTAATTTTTACAAAGCTATAATTGATTAAAATTAAATTGAGGATAAATTTACGCAAACGTTTACGATGGAAATAAAGGCTGCTCAATATTCGTTTGCTCAACTTGTTCTTTTAAGCCATTTAAACGCTGTGTAATAGATGGGTTATACATTCCTGCCATTCCCCCCTCAATTTGGTCTTGGCGTATAATTTCCTTAATATGTGAACAGATAGCACAAAAATTTGTGTAAGCATCGCCTGTATTTAAAAAGTAA